GCCAGCAACTCAGGCGATACCAGGGCAGATGGGGCAAGCGGCAATTGGTGTGGTGGAGAAAAGCCGCATTGCAATCAAAATCATGCCAGTAAATCCCAAGAATTTCTTGTATGACCCCAACGGTACAAGCATTGATGATTGCATGGGCGTGGCAATTGAAAAGTTCGTGGGAATTCAGAAGATTGTTGAGGGGATGGAGAAGGGTATCTACCGCAAGGTGGACATTGGGACAGACTCCGATGACAATGATTTAGAGCCAACGCAAGAAGTTACGCAATACCGTGATGACAAAGTGCGTTTGCTGACGTATTACGGCCTAGTGCCACGGGAATATCTGAAAGCGGCGCAAGAGGAGGAGGTTGAGGACTTGTTCCCAGAGGATTCGGTGGCCGATGAGTACGCCAACATGGTGGAAGCCATTGTCGTCATTGCCAATGAGGGTTTGTTGCTCAAAGCAGAAGAAAACCCGTACATGATGAAGGATCGCCCAGTTATCAGCTACCAAGATGACACTGTGCCTAATCGACTTCTAGGCAGGGGTACGGTTGAGAAATCCTACAATATGCAAAAGGCTATTGACGCGCAAGTTCGTAGCCATTTGGACTCATTGGCGCTGACCACCAGCCCCATGATGGGTATGGATGCAACACGGCTTCCTCGCGGTGCTAAGTTTGAAGTCAAACCTGGTAAGGCGTTCTTGGTTAATGGCAACCCTGCCGAGATTTTGTACCCGTTCAAGTTTGGCGAGACGAGTCTAAACAATCTGAACACGGCAAAAGAGTTTGAACGTATGTTGTTGCAGGCCACTGGCACGATGGATAGCCAGGGCATGGTTAGCAATGGCAACCGCGATGGTGCTGGGATGTCGATGGCAGTGGCTACGATCATCAAGAAGTACAAGCGGACGTTGGTGAACTTCCAAGAGGACTTCCTGATTCCGTTTATTCAGAAAGCTGCTTTTAGGTATATGCAGTTTGACCCAGAGCGTTATCCGAGCGTGGATATGAAGTTCATTGCAACGGCAACGCTGGGCATTATTGCCCGTGAGTACGAGCAACAGCAGTTCATTGGTTTGCTTCAGACGCTGGGGCCAAATACGCCTGTGCTACCGCTGATTCTTAAAGGCATACTGAACAATTCAAGCCTGACTAATAGGTACGAGTTGATGGCGGCATTGGATCAGATGAGTCAGCCCAATCCAGAGGCCAAGCAGATGCAGGATATGCAGCAGCAATTGGCTTTGCAAGCGGCGCAGGCGCAGATTGCTGTTAGCACTACGCAGGCCGAGCAGAATCGGGCAGAGGCGCAGAAGTTATCGGTGGAAACGCAGTTGATGCCGCAAGAGATGCAGGCCAAGGTTCTGGCTTCTGCGACTAAGAATTTACCGGCTGGCAACGAGAGCAATGAGTTTGACAAGCGGGTGAAGATTGCAGAATTAATGCTCAAAGAAGCGGACATCAAGAACAAATCTAAGATCGTAGAGTTGCAAATGAACAACGCCAAGAGCAATGTAGTGGATATGGAAAACCAGTTTCTTGAAAAACTAGCAACGGAGTTGAATTATGGCAATTGATAAAATCTTTAACGATGCTAATGTTGATGGCATTGCCGACAACATCTTTGGTGCTGTCAACAACTCTGTTTCCGAGGTAAAGCAGATGCAGCAGCGCAAGGCTGCTGAGAATGTTCAGATGGTGGTTGAGGCGTTCAAGAAAATTGAAACCAACATTACCGAGAAATTTGACAACGTAACCGATGTTATTGAAAAGCGAGTCTTGACCATCAAAGATGGTCGTGATGGTTTAAGCGGCAGCGATGGGCGTAACGGGCGTGATGGCAAGCCAGGGCGTGATGGCGTTAACGGCAAGCAAGGCACACCAGGGACACCTGGCAAGGACGGTGTTGATGGTGAGGACGGTGTTTCTGTCACCAATGCAAACATTGACTTTGATGGATCATTAATTATCTCTTTGTCTACAGGGCAAGAAATCAATGTGGGCGAGGTTGTATCGCCAGACTTGGCTGATAAGATTCAAGTCATATCTACCATGTCCACTAACGGCGCAGTAGGCATTAAGGATGAGGGTACAAGCATTTCCAGCGGTGTGAAGATAATCAACTTTGTTGGCGCAAATATTACTGCTACGAATTCTGGTGATGATGTCACCGTCACCGTGGCTGGAAGTGCGGGTACTGTTACAAGTGTGGCGGCAACCGTACCGGCGTTTTTGTCTGTTGCGGGATCGCCAATTACCACTAGCGGCACTCTGGCCCTGACCTATTCCGGCACAGCATTGCCAGTAGCCAATGGCGGCACAGGCGTTACCACTAGCACTGGCACAACAAATGTTGTGCTATCAAACTCGCCAACGCTGGTTACTCCTGCCCTTGGTACACCGAGTTTGGCAGTGTTAACAAATGCTACGGGTCTACCTCTAACTACTGGTGTAACGGGTACTTTGCCGGTTGCTAATGGCGGTACGGGTCTTACGACAGGAACATCCGGCGGTGTTTTGGCCTACACCGCTGCTGGAACATTGGCATCATCCACCGCATTAGCAGCCAATGCTTTGGTTGTCGGCGGCGGGGCTGGTGTGGCTCCAAGCACCACAACCACAGGCACAGGCGTAAAGACTGCCCTTGGTGTCAATACAGGCACTGCTGGTGCATTTGTAGTAAATGGCGGCGCACTTGGAACGCCATCTAGCGGCATAGTGACGAACCTAACGGGTACTGCCTCTATCAACATCAACGGCACAGTAGGCGCTACGACACCTTCCACGGGTGCGTTTACTACGCTGAGTGCTACCGGCACATTAAGCGGCGGCACAAGCGGCACAGCGTACAGCTTCAGCGGCAGTGCGCCAGCGACTAGCTTGACACTGGATAGCAGCGGTAACTTGGGTATTGGGACTACTGCGCCAGCGGCAAAACTACAAACACAACAAACAAGCGCGGGGGCTAGAGTTACTGGTGCTTTAATTCAAAATGTAGGTTCTTCTGCAAGCACTGCGGTTTCATTGGATTTTGCGCCACATGAAAACACTACAGCCCCAGAAGTGCTTGCAAGAATAAACGCAATAAGAACTAATACAAGCGGCGCTCCTACCGATTTAGTTTTTTCAACATTTAATTCGACTCTGCAAGAACGCGCCCGTTTCAACTCCACAGGCGCATTGGTCTTTGCAGGCGGCACAACCACGGCAGACGGTATTGGCATCACCTTCCCCGCAACTCAATCAGCATCGACAAACGTTAACACGCTGGATGACTATGAGGAGGGGACTTGGACTTCAACACTGACAAACTGCGGCTCTGGAATTGCTTCTGGTGGTACTTATGTAAAAATAGGAACCGTGGTGACCGCGAGACTGGTTATTGCCGGTGGAACATTTACTCTTAACAGTAGTAGATTTACCCTGCCATTTGCTTCCGCATATTTACAGGCAGGAACTTTTACAATTGGAACTTTAAGAGGTGGTTTTATTGAAGCACAAGGTTCTTCATCGGAATGCTATTTTGCATCCACAGATACTGGAACTGCTACTTCAACAATTACATATATTTCAACTTAACCACGAAGTTCATTAGCCTGATTGGATTATCAGGTCGGACACTAACCAAAGGAAATCAAAATGTCACTCACCAAATCAGCCGTCATTGACCAAATCACAGTAACTGAAAACGGCATCATCCTCTACCGTGAGGCAACACGCATCATGGAAGATGGCAAAGAGTTAAGTAAAACATACCATCGTTCAAGCCTCACACCCGCACAAGACCTGACAGGCGTTCCAGCAAACGTGGTTGCAATCTGCAATACGGCATGGACTGCGGATGTGGTTGCGGCTTATCAGGCAGCACAAGCAGCGGTTGAAATTGCACAGTCGGAGGCGACATGAATCAGATTGAACTGCAAAAGAATCCAGTGACTGCGGCTGGAGTGCCTTGGTAATGAACTCCCCCGAAATTGATCCCGTTAAGTACGGAGTCCTCTGGCAGAAGGTGCAGGACTACGAGCGCCGGTTTGACGAGATGTCTGCCAAGATTGACAAGATGGAAACGTCAATTGACAAACTGGTTGAGATGGCGAACCAAAGCAAGGGAGGCTTTTGGATGGGCATGGTGGCCGTCTCTGCTTTTGGTAGCGTGATTGGGTACATAAGCCATTGGTTAGGGAAAAGTTGAAATGGGTTATTGCTATTGTTTTAATTGCCATCCCCGCAAAGTTTGTTTGCGTTAGGTGGGCATGGACGGGTGACGTTTTTGAGCGCAGGGTTTATTGTCTGGAGTGGAAAAAGGTTGAGCAATGATAGACCCACTCACAGCCTTTGCAGCAGCCCAGGCCGCCGTCAAGGGGGTCAAGGCAGCGATTGCTTTAGGTAAGGACATCCAGGCCGTATCAGGCGACTTGATGAAGTTTTTCGAGGCCAAGGATGTTGTCCAGAAGGCAGCGGCAAAGCCTAAGAGTAGTTTTGCACAGTCAGATACAGCGCAGGCTTTTGAGATAGTGATGCAGGCCAAGATACTTGCAGATGCTGAGAGGGAATTGAACAACTTTATGGTGATGTCTGGCAATGCTGACCTTTGGCAGCAGTTGATGATAGAGCGCAACAGGATCATCCAGCAGCGTAAGGTAGAGGAAATACTGGCTAAAAAACACGCCGAAAAGCATAAGGAAGAAATAGAAGATTTATTAACGTGGCTAATGGCTGGGGCATTAATAATACTTTTATTTGGTTTAATTTTTTGGTGGCTAACTATATTAATGGATAAATAACATGGCTCCTGAGTTGCAAAGATACTATGAGGACAGATTTGATCTGTTCTCCATGCCTGGTTGGATTGAATTGATTGAGGACGCTAATAAGATGTTTGATGCGCTAAACAATGTCTCTACTATTGCAGATGAAAAAAGTCTACAATTCCGCAAAGGCGAGATTTCCATCCTAACTTGGCTGATAACCTTAAAAGAGGTCAGCGAACGAGCATACGAGGATTTGAATGAAAAGAATGTATGAATATGTCTGCTTATGTGGACAACGCACCGAGGCACTGCAAGTTTATGAGACTATCAGTGTGCTTTGTAAATGCGGGGGGTTAGCCGCCCGTGTAATAAGTGCTCCGTCATTTAACTTGGAAGGTTGGTCTGGTAACTTCCCGTCCGCTTATGGACGGTTTGAACACCGGCATACTGAGAAGTTAAAAGCGGAGCAAAAAGCCAACTCATAAGCGCAAGCCGAGTTGAATTATCCTACAACCATTTTGGCAGGAAACACGATATGTTGATTGATGAACCCACAGAGCCGCTAGGCGAACTCGAAATAGAAGAAACTAAAAACGAACTTCCTGAGAAATACAGGGCCAAAAGTTTGGAGGAAGTTGTACGAATGCACCAGGAGGCTGAAAGGCTGATAGGTAAGCAGGCCCAAGAGGTCGGCGAAGTTCGTAAATTAGCTGACGAGTTAATCAAGCAAAACCTTGGTGGAACATTGCAACCTATCAAAGAGGAAGACCCTGAAGTTGACTTTTTTGAGAATCCTCAAAAGGCAGTTCAAGGCCAGATTGATAGACATCCTGACGTTCTCGCGGCCAGACAAGCTGGCATGGATTTCAGACGGATGCAGATTCAGCAGAAGCTAACGCAAGAGCATCCAGACTACTCCCAAGTAGTCAACGATACTGGGTTTCAAGAGTGGGTGAAATCTTCACCTATTCGGTTGGGACTTTATGCAAGGGCAGATGGTGAATTTGACTATGACTCGGCAAATGAATTGTTGTCCACCTTCAAAGAATTGCGCGGTGTAAAAGCCCAACAGTCTGAAAAAGCGTCTGACGCTGCACGGACTAGAAGCATGAGAGCAGCGCAAGTTGATGTTGGTGGCTCTGGAGAGAGTTCCAAGCGCGTCTATCGCAGGGCCGATCTAATTCGTCTGAAAATGACTGATCCTTCAAGGTATGAAGCGCTGAATGATGAAATACTCGCAGCCTATGCCGAGGGTCGTGTTCGATAATTTAACTGGAGTTTAATCATGCCATATCCTACCCCAGCGGTAACAGTAACAACCGCAGCAACGTTCATCCCAGATATCTGGAGTGATGAAATCATAGCCGCTTACAAGAAAAACCTTGTTCTGGCTAACATCGTAATGAAGATGAATTTCAAAGGTAAGAAGGGCGATGTGGTTCACATTCCCGCACCTACCCGTGGTTCAGCTTCAGCGAAAGCGGCATCTACTGCCGTTACTCTGATTGCCGATACTGAAACAGAGATTCAAGTGTCCATTAACAAGCACTTTGAATATTCACGTTTCATTGAGGACATTGTTGAAGCACAAGCACTAAATAGCTTGCGCCAGTTCTACACTGCTGATGCAGGCTATGCGCTTGCCAAGCAAGTAGACACTAGCCTGGTTCAATTGGGTCGTGCATTTAACGGTGCTACTGTCGGTACTAACGACTATGCAACTGCCACTGCAACTAGCAAAGCCTTCATTGGCTCTGATGGTACTACTGCTTACAACAGTTCTACATCAAACGCAGCAGCTTTGACCGATGCCGCCATTCGCAGAACTATTCAGCGTTTGGATGACAACGATACACCAATGGACAATCGCTTTTTCCTAATCCCTCCATCCAGCCGTAATACGTTGATGGGTCTTTCCCGTTATACGGAACAGGCTTTTG